ACTAATGTCGGCGGCGAAGTAAGTTAGCAACCCAACCCAAACCAAACTACCTATGGGAAATTCCATCACCGGTATCAATGATGATATCATCTCGCAAGGGGTGCTCGACGGCTTCGTCGCAGCGATCCTCCCCTTGTCCGTGTTCACCACGTCGTTCAGCGCAGACGCTGCTCGGCGCGGGGATCGAATTAGCATTCCTCGCGTTGGCGCGCAGGATGCTGCTGTCACTAAGTCTCCGAGCGCAGACTACACCATCCAGGACCTAGACTCAGACTCCGCTCAGATTACTCTGGGCGAGCCGGTTTACGTGTCCGGCGGCCTGTCTGATGTGGAGGTCGCTTCCAGCTCCGTGTTGAGCCTTGAGCTCTACGGCAAGCAGAAGGGCTTCCAGCTTGGAAAGAAGGTGTTTCAGACCATCCTCGCTAATGTCACGGCAGCTAACTTCGGCACCGCCGGATTCAACGGCGCTCCTGGTGCATTCGACCTCGACGCTGTCATCGACCTCGCGACCAAGTGTTCGACGGATAACATGCCAGAGGACATGCGCGCTCTTGTGGTCAATGAGCTGTACTTCGCCAACTTGATGAAGGACTCGGCGGTTAATCAGTTCAACACCTACGGAAGCGTCGATCCTCTCCACAACAACCGCATCCCGCGCCTTGCAGGTTTCGACGTGCATAAGAGCACGATCATCCCCAACAACGGCGAGTACCTGGTTGGCTTTGCTGGGCACCCATCCGCGCTTGCAGTTGCCATCCGCTATTTGGCTCCGCAGTCCGGTCAGGCCTACATCCGCGCTGAGGCGCTTACCGACGCGACCACCGGTATCACCATCGGTATCCGTGAGTGGTACGACGAAGATTCCGGCGTGCTCAAGAAAGTCTGGGAGTGCTGCTTCGGCAGCGTTGCTGGCATCGGCGAAGGGTTGCAGCGCATCACCAACGACTAAGTAGATGGCGAATTACTCGCTGGTTTTAGGAGTTAGCAAAGGGTCGGCCGAGGTGATTGGTAATCCAATCGCCAACGGTGGAGCCAAGCGACTGTTCAAGCAGCTCATCGCTGACAACGGAATCGCTGGCGCAACTCAGTACGAAGAGGTCTGGCTAGTTGACACGCTGCAAGGCCGTCTGAGGCGCAAGGGATTCGCTTGTGGGCCAGCACCGCAGGCTGAGTCTGCAGAGCCTGCAAGGCGGCGTGGGCGCCCTCCAAAGGCTATCGTGTAAGTTCGCCAAAGAAGTAATTGAAGGGGCTGCGTTGGGCAACTGGCGCAGCCCCTTTTTCTAAAAAAGCATGTCTGAGTTTGAAGATCTAATCCGTGTTGGATTCCGTGAAGTTACGGTGCAGGCTGGATCCACCATCACGCGCAATGAGCAGTCGGCTCGATGCGTGATCCTGCCTGCGATTGAAACTCGGGCCATGCAAGCGTCTGGCTATTACCCTGAAGCCACAAGCACCATCGAGATGGAGCGTGATGATTTGCAACGCCTGGGGCTGGATCTCAAGGCCGTGTGCCAACTCAATGGCAGGTATCTGCGCGTGGTTGGCGTGGACGACGACGCCAATGATCCATGCGTACAGGTGCATCTAAAGCTAGAGCAGAACATTGTAGTTCCTCGATGAATCCTAAGATCGAATTTAACGACACCGGCTTTAAGCAAGTGATCAAGGAACTGGCCAAGATGTCAGGCAAGACTTTTGATGAAGTGCTAAAGGCCGAGGCTGGACGGGTGCTGCAAAGGATAATCAAGAAGACGCCTGCATCGGGAGTTACTCAAACGCGCAAAGTTTCATTACGCGATAAAGCTGCTGCGATTAAGAAAAACGCAAATCGTGCATTTCGTTTCCCATCAGGAGAAGTCATCTATACTCATCCACAAACACATCGCAGGATCTTTCTGGACGTTTCCACTTTCAAGGGCGGGACAGGTGAAAAAAAGCCGATGGATAAACGCGGCAAAACAATCCACGAGATGGATGGGAACAGGCGTTGGAGCAACATCCGATGGCAGAAGTACCTTTCGCTTGAGCAGTCAATTAAGCCAGCTGCTGCTGATGTTGCGCGCAGGATTCCACTGACAAAAGGTGTGGCGCGGCAGTCGTGGGTAAAAGCTGCTGAAGACCTAAGTATTGACATGTCGCTTATCAAGTTCCCGGCTTACGTTAGGAAAGCGCGCCAGCTATCACGCAGGCAATTTGCCAACTCACAAGGCACTAAGTTTCAAACTAAAACAAACTACGCCTTGGATTTCCAAAACGGATTCCCTCAATTCCAGAACGGCGACTATCAGAGCAACGTAATCCGTGGCGCAATCAACGCACGCATCAAGGCATTCACCAGTGACGTTGAGCGCGGTGTATTTCTCGACGTAAAAAGGAGAGCAGATCGATACAAGGGAGTCTTCGTTACACAATGAGCGCACCAGATTTGCAAACGCTGTACACCGTGGAACCCGCTGTGGAGTTGGCGTGGAAGACTGTGCTGGCCGAGGCTGGCATCGATGCCTACACGCAGCGCGAGATCGAGAATCTGCCTATCCCGCGAGTCGATGTGCAATGCACACTCGGCGATTTCACAGGTCACCGTGGAGAGATCCAGTCAGGCTTCTTTACCATGGACGCATGGAACGCATCCATCACGCTTGAGGTGGTCACCAAGAGAGTTGAGGACCAGCCTACGTTGCACGCTGAGAACGTCGCTAAAGTAAGAGGAGCAGCATCCTACTACTCCAACAAATTCACCGAGGCTGTGCTTCCGTACCACACGCTCACATACATTCAGGAAAACGGGACAAGCCCTCAGGTCGGCAGCGACGACGATACCGACCGCAGCATTATCACCTTCTCTGCCATTATCTGCATTCGGACGAATGCGTGGCCGAGTTGACACCACGCACAATAAGTAAAGACCACATACTATGCCTAACCCATCAGGAACCTATAATGACGGCGGACTTGTTTTCGGCTCGCAGGTCGTTTCCATCGTGTCCGTAGCCTACGTTGCAGAGTCGATTAACGTCGACCGCTCGACCTCGGTGATCGAGCAGAAGAACGAGTACGGAGTGCCATCTGGGCAGGTGCTAATTGAGCAGATTCCTACTGGCTCGATGACTCTCCAGTTGGCCAGCTCTGCCACCGTGGCGCCCTCGATTGGTGCTGCATTCACTCTTGTGCCGGTTGGTGGTGGATCTGCCACTTTCCTGATCAGCAAAGTCGGAGAGCAGTTTAGCCAGGATGGCGAGACCAAACTGTCCGTCGATTTCCGGAAGCAGCTGAACTAATAGACTGCCGGCGAAAGCTGGCAAGATAGCCAATGGATCTGCATGAGATACCAGGCTATGACGAGGCACTCGCAGAAGAGCGCGAGATGCGTGCTCGTGTCTGCATTGGCGTGCCACATGATGTGTGTGGTGTGGCACTCCGGCCGATGACGTTGCAGGACTTCGTCAATCTGCAGGCGCTGCGCTCACCGTTTGTGTCCGGTGGATTCATTCGGCGCATGGATTGCTTGCAGTTGGTATGCTACATGCGAACCGATTATGTGGCTCCGGCTGATAGCTTGCTTGGAAGATGGCTTGGCAAGCGCAGGAACTCGGCTGTGCTTAGGAAGCTACGCAGGGCTTCTACTGCCGAGCTTATTGGAAGCATCAATAACTACATGGATACCATGTTTCTCGACTCACCGGCATCGTCATCTGGTGGAGTTGAGTCGGCTCCAATAGCGTCCAGCACCGCATCGATCATTGATCAGCTAGGCTCCTCCTACGGCTGGTCCATTGGCGAGATGATGGCCGTGGAGTTACCGCTGATATTCCAGCTATTCCGCATCCGACACATTATGGACGGCGGAAAACGCTCGGCATTGATTAATCGCAAAAGCAGCAAAGTGATCGGTGACTACCTGCGCAAACTTAACTCCACAGAATGAGCCTCTCTACATCAGTCGGATTCAAGCTAGGCGTGGATTCCGCGTCGATGGATGCAGATTTGGCAAAGGCCAAAACTAAGGTCGACAAATTTGCCAAGGACGTAGAAAGCAAAACAAAAGCCAAGGCAGGCAAAAAAGACGAAACATTTGGATCCGGTCTAATTGAGGGTCTTGGGTTGCCCACAACTATGGCTGCGCTCGGAGCGGCAGCAAGCGCAGCAGCGGTAGGTGGCATTGCTATGCTAACCAAGTCAGCCATGGATATGGCAGATGCATTGGCAGACGCAGCCGACAACATGGACATGTCGGTTGAGCAGATTCAGGTACTACAGGCGCAATTTGGTAATGCAGGTTTGGGAGCCGAGAAGTTTGCAAAAGTGATGGCTGACCTTTCGCTCAATGTGCAAAAGGCTCGCGATGGAGATGTCGGCGCCCAGAAAGCACTCGAGAACCTCGGCCTATCATACGAGGATCTGTTCGCTCTCTCACCTGCAGAGCAGCTTGCGAAGATATCTGACGCAGCGCAGGAGCTGGGCGACAAACAGAAGGTTGCGGCTAATTTATCCGAGGTGTTTGGCAAAAACGCCAGGCTAATGGTTGGGCCGCTAATGCAGGGCGGAGATGCCATGCGTAAGTTTGGCGAGGACTTTACAGTAGCCACAGCAGACAATGTTAAGAGGGTCGGCGATCTCGCTGATGCAACTGCAAGCTTTTGGACCGAAATAAAGGCCGGCACCATTAACGCTATGGGCTCCATCATTAAGTATGGAGAAGAGCATTCCAAAGTGATGGATGTAATCAAGAAGGGAATGATCAACAGCTTTGACGCCACCTTTGGTGGGGCAATCACGCTTGGGAAATTGCTGACTGATAAGCTGGGTATAAAAGACATTGTGGCTCCCAAAGCCAGCATGACAGAGGATCCAGAGGCGAAAAAGAAGCGTGAAATAGATGCAGCTGCTGCTCTTCAACGTCAAGCTGATGAAGAAGCTCTAAGTGCCGGAATGGAAATGTGGGATCTTTTGAACGCCGTTGCAGATGAGCGGAAGACGGTTGCTGAGATTGAGGCTGCTACAGTAAAGATCGCGGAAGCTGCGATATTCTCACGGCTATCTGATGAGGAGAAAATCAATTCCCTCACAAGAGATCGACAGGAGTTGGAGGCTCGCGCAACTGAAGACACAATCGATGGCGCTAATGCGCGACAGGATCAGCTGGAGATTGAGGTTAAGATAGGTGATCTGCAGGCTCGCATCGCCGACAAGCAGGCGTCAGCACTTGCACGGCAGCGGCAAGAGCAGGAGCGCATTAATACCGAAAATGATAATGCAATGCAGGCTCACCACGAGCTTGGCATGAAAGCTCAAGAGGAAATAATGAAGCGCCAGGAGGAGGCTGCTGACAAACAGCTTTCGCGACACGATAAAGAAAAGGCTGCGATAAAAGACATCGCAGACATGAAAGACAAGATGGCGGGGCAGGATATTAATCAGCAGAATATCATGCTCAATCAAATGCAGGAGAAACAAGCAGGGCAGGTTGGTGTAATCAAAGCGCGACTTGCAATGACTCCCGATGAGCGCAGGCAGGCTGATCGTGATGCTCGCAAGGATGAGGCTTTGGATCGCAAAGCAAAACGAATCTTTGAAGGCAAGCAGCGTGAAGCTGAACGCAAACGACAACGCGAAGCAAAGCTCGGAGATCGTGTAATGCCTGCAAAGCAGGTTGCCCCTGCGGCGCCTCAAGCTGCAGATCCAGCGGACGTGATGAAGAACGCAGCAAATGGTTTTAAGCAAGCTGTAGATGATTTGGTAAAGCTGCGCGTGGTAGCTATTTTGAACACCTAACATGCCAACCGGAATACATTACGATCTCAACCACTCCTCGGCGACTCCATTGGCCGACGGGCCAAAAGTGTATGCGTTTGACGCAGACAGCCAATCGACTAACTACAAGCAGCAGTTTGTTCAGAACGCAGCCGACTGGATGCCGTTAGCCTGGGGAACAGAGGGTGACACTGGCTACTATTTGGTGGAGGAAAGCCAGCCGGAGAACATGGATGCAGGGATCGTTCGATGGACTCGCACCTACTCGCAGGTGCCACAGGCCCACACTGAGTTTGAGGCGGTCGCCTACAATTACAACACCATCTACGTCTGGGATCCTAACATTCCACCGGCTGGCAATTGGCTTTTATTTAGTCAGGTGGTTTCGTTCACGACGATGATCACCTCGAAAGTCAACTACACCTACTACCGCACCGACGATCCCGGGAACGACATTACAATCGACCTTGCGTGGAAGATCTTCCAGCTTGCCAACAATTACTTTTTTCAAGGGACCAATCCATACGCAGACCTCAACAACGTGCCACCGTTTTTTCTTGGTGACGACTCAAGCATTACTCGGTGGCGTGGTAACATCTGGCGCAAGGCCAATCGCATGGTGCCGGTGCCGGTACTGGAGTTGAGTATCTTTGCCTGATCAATGGCTAAACTAATCCAACAAGTACAGCTCGGCAGCACAGACACGCTGCTAGTCACCGATCGAGCCAATGAGTTGATCGACAAGCTCAACGCATTGCTAAATATGCAAGTGCAGCCAGCCGAGCTTGGCAGCTTTGTGGTTGGCGATGCTGGTAATGCCATCCTGACGCTCACAGCCCAGACTGGAGGCACTCCGACTCCGACTGATACAGACTACCCATTCCGGCTTAAGCTGGTCTCCAATGGCGTTGTGCGCGTTGTGTACGGCACCATCAATGACCTAGTGCCATATGGCATGTATCCAGGAGACAATCCGAGCTTCACGATATCGGTGTCAGGACTCGGCTACATCTATCTGCAATTCGGCTACGACGACAATACCGGCGTGATATCGAGCGTCCAGATTCTGTCAGGTGCTACCATTCCAGCGTCGACTGCGTCCGTTGTGACTAAGCAGATTGGCAGCTACGAGAATTCAGGGCAGTCGCTAGCGAACTCGGTGACCACGTCGCTTTGGTTCGAGCGTTGTGGCTATCTAGATCTATTCGGCACTGCATGAGTTCATCTAGCATTCTATTTGCAGACAGAGGTGGTGAGTGGCGTGACGTATTTAGCCCACTCCGTCAGATCAGCATCAGCGCATCCTATAACTGCCGAGATCGCGAGCTGACAGGACCACCACCGAGGGCAGATCAGACCTATGTGTGGAGTTCCAGCCGTGACTTTGCGATCAGGCCGAGCTCAGCATGGTACTCCACAGCAATGCGCAGCTCATGCTGTGGTTGCAATTGGTACACGATCAATGGCACCGAGGTGATGGACTCGGTGGTGACCGTGGTGCCGCCGTGGGATCCGGCTGATCCAGAGGACGGCGTGACATTTGGAAGCCAGCTCATCACTCGCGAGAATCTTCTAGCCACCGCAGGATTTGAGGACTTGGGACCGTCGCTGACAGCGGACAATTACCTGCTGATCCAATGCTACTTTGGATCGTGGTTTATGGCGAATATCGGAAACTACTATCAGGAGATGATGGATCCTGATGATCCATATGGCCCTCCTATTCTCAGGCCGTGGACGACAAAAGAGATTACCGGAGGAGGAGTTGATCGCGACTGGCAAGGCACATGGACACAGGACTGCGGAATCGTGACTGCATTCCCTGCAGATCGTCGCAGCGCGGCTGGCTGCGTACAGCCTACGACAATCGGAGGCTCGTGGTCCATCGATGCAACCGACCAGCTCAATCCTGATGTGCCACCTGACTTCCGCCTAACAGGCAATTTCGGAATGACCATTCGCTTCGATTGGGCGAGTTGACACCGGCACCAATAGTGTGAGCACCGTCCTTCGTCCGAACTTCAACCTGCCAGCGCACCGAAAGGGCGACACGTTCCGATCATTGCAGTTCACGTTGAAGCAAAACGGTGAGGCTGTTGATCTTACCGGAGCATCGGTGCTATTTCAGGTGCGAACATCGCCAACCGGAACACTGGTGCTCGGACTCGAGGTTGGCGATGGCATCACGATTACCGATGCACTCGGTGGTGTATTCGTGATCGACGAGCAGATCATCGATATCGCTTCGGCGCTTTACTATTACGAGCTTGAGGTGACGCTCGATTCTGACTTCCGACTCACCTACCTTACTGGCACTTGGCAGATCCTTCAAGACGTCGCACGATAATGAGCAACTGCACCAACTCACTAACGGATCCAATATCGATCACAGTCTCACCGCAGCGCGTCGATCTGGAGATCGAGATTGCGCGTGGCATTGCAGGGCCGGAGGGGCCGCAGGGCCCAGAGGGACCACAGGGACCGGCTGGAGATGTAGGGCCAGTGGGGCCTGCGGGGTCGCAGGGCATTCAGGGGATTCAGGGGATTCAGGGGATCCAAGGTGAGCGTGGAGAGGTGGGGCCACAGGGCGTGCAGGGCATCCAGGGCGAGCAGGGCGAGCATGGAGACAAAGGCGACAAGGGCGATCAGGGAGAGCAAGGCATCCAAGGTATTCAAGGGATCCAAGGCGAGCAGGGAATACAGGGAGCTCAAGGACCAATAGGACCGCAAGGAATCCAAGGAATACAAGGAGAGAAGGGCGATCAGGGCGAAGTTGGTCCGCAGGGACTAAAAGGCGACCAAGGCGACCAAGGCGACCAAGGGATTCAAGGAATTCAAGGCATTCAGGGAATCCAAGGAGAGCAGGGCCTCAAAGGCGACCACGGCGATCAGGGAATACAAGGGCCGCAAGGCGATCAGGGCGTTCAAGGCCCACAAGGCGATCAGGGAAATACAGGACCGCAGGGCGACCAAGGCATCCAAGGCATCCAGGGCGAGCAGGGAGTGCAGGGATCGACCGGAGCGCAAGGGCCGGAGGGGCCGCAGGGATCGCAAGGCACT